GGTAATTGCCCCGACGGAGAACTCAATGGACCCGCCAAAATAGACTTTTCGGCATCTCGCTCAAGCAACTTGTATGGCTCGTCTTCAACAGTGCAGCCGTCATCTATCAGAGGACTCTTCTGCATCAAGATTTGATGCAGTGAACGAGGCGAAGCGATGTCGGTTGAACAGTCGATGATGAGCCGTACTTCGCGTCGGAATTTGATGCCGCAAGCGCAATGTCTGTAATGACGGATGAGCCAACGTTCGTGTTGCCGTTCCACGGCGTGGAGGACTTCCCACCAGAAAGTGCTCCACTGGCGGTGAAGTCTGCGCAAGCTACGTTAAACGGCTTGATAGCCCCTGTTATGTTCGGTCCGAACATCACAGGGTATCTTTGTAAGTCAGACTTTAGCAACGACACAAGCTATACAGGCGTTTTTTCACAGACTGAGCGTGGCAGTGCCTGGAGCGGGGGTTCCTCTGGATATGAGAACACTTGGGATATGCCATATTTTTCCGCTAGAGCATCTAACAGCGCCTATGGTTCGTCATCTGTCGTTCAACCAGCCTCGATTCGCATGACGCTGTGCATCAAGATTTGATGCAGTACAACAGGCGGGTTGATGCGGGCTGGACGGTCGACGCCGCTCCGTAAACGGCGCTAGACCTTGAAGCATCAATGCCAAAAGTCGTTGGAACATTTTGTCTGCCATCTTGTCCGTGGTAGTCGGCAGTACCATAGTCAGACCCAAAGAAAGCGCCCGTATGCTTAGATGTCATCAGTTGATAGCCACCCACCATGACCTTTCCCGTGATGTTCGGTAACCCAGCCGACACAGACTGCCCGACCTCGGAAGTGGTGTTCGTGCCTTCGATGAACTTGTGATGCAGATTCGGCAGGTTGAACGTCGTCGAGCCGTCGCCCGAGCCGTACTTCGTGCCAATGACGGCAAAGAGCGCGGCATAGGTCGTGCGGCTCACAGCCGCCCCGTTGCACTGAAGCCATCCTTCAGGGACCGTGTGAAAAGCCGAGATCATGCCGGTCGGCACCGACAACGGCTTGAGCTTCGGAAGCATCTTCGTCAGCGCCTGCTTGATCTGAGCAAGAGAAGGATTTGAAATAGCCATAATTTACTCCGAGAAAGGCTGAGTCGTGCCGCCCAACTTGGCGACAGCATTCGAGAGCTGAGAGAGAATCGTCTTGACCTGAATCATTTCAGCAGCGACCTCGCCGCCGACCAAGTGACCGCCCTTCGTGGAGCCATCACCCACGTAGAGACCTAAGGTCTCGCTGTTGAGCGCAAGCTCGCCCTTCGCAAGCGTCACGCCCGCGAGTTCGGACGTCGTGAAGGTCTTCAGGCAGAGCGTCACGCCGCCGCCCTTGAGGTCGATCGACGTCGCGAGCTTCTGAGCCGTGACCGAGCGATCGGCCAGAGCGGTCGCAGGGATCGTGCCTGCTTTGAGGACAGAGCCCTTCAAAGTGTTGTCCTGCGCCCAATTGAAGCTCTGGACAGCAGAAAGAAATTCCGTCGTCGAAGGCGGCTCGGACGGCTTCATGCCTGCGGCATAGAGCATCGTCATGCGCATCTGATCGATGACGTAGAACCATGCGGCACCCGGATAGGTCGCGGGCGTGCCCGTCTGCGGGTTGCCGCTCGTCGGGTAACCCTTGGATGAAAGAGTCGACAGGTCAGGCGGCGACTCAATCGCGCCAGACTGCCAATAGCCTTGACTCATCGCTTATCTCCGTAGAAGAAAATCACAAAAACATGAGCCGGGGCCAAGGCTCTGATCATGCACTCAAGAAGCGCATTGCCCCAACGTCCCAACGGCTCATCAACGCCGCAGGACACATCGAAATAGCGAAGCCCGCCATCCTCTTCGATCGAGATGATGAGCGTCATCACGCTCGACCAGGAGTCGTCGAAAAGCCCGTGATCGACGCGGCTGGCGCACGTGAAAGGCTTCGTCGACTCGACCTTGGCGTGAAAGCCCAAGGTGCCCGCGAGGCTCTCGAAGAAGGCGGCCGTCAAGCCAAGATTTGATGTGATCTTGGCGAGGAGCTCCTGTCGCATCTGCTCGCGACTAGGGTCGGCGATTGCCGCAAGGCACTCGCTCGGAATGCCCCACTCCTCAAACCAGAGAGACAGCTCCTCGATCGAAGTGCGCGGGTCTGACTCCTCGATGACGGCGTGTGCGCGTTCGTCGACGCGGGCCGCCTCCATTGCGAGGGCATAAAGCACCGCGTCAATCGTGCTGCCGACTCGTCGGGACCAGATCGGGCCTCGAGGGAGCAGCGCGTTGACTAGGTGCGTGTAGTGAGATTCAGTCAGTGCCATGCGATCACTCCCAAGTGATCTTTCCCGGCACGAGGATCTCGCCCGTCTTGGTCGGCACGTCCTCGATCGGACTGATGAGTCGATAGGAGCTCACCTCGCCGACAGACGAGATCGCGCGGTCAAGAGACGTGCGCAGAATCGGACCGCCCGGGACGGCCTCGGAGAGGATCACGCCCTCGATGGCATTCTGGATCTTCGCCTTGATCTTCTCGTCCTCGGGGAAGACGTCGAGTGTGATGTCAAGCTTCTTCGGGATCGGGGCTTCAACGTGAAGGACGGCGGTCACAGGCATCTGGTGCTCGATGTAGTCCGTGACGCGTTCGATCATCGTCTGGTTCGGGATGCTGTTCTCGGTCATGCCGTCCGTCATAAAGCGAACGGTCACATGACCTTGTCCAAGCTCCTGCGGATAGCACCACGCGCGCGTGACGCCACTGACTGCGAGAGCCCAAGAGACATAGTCGGCCTTCGTCCCCGCCTTCGGAGGATTCTTCTGCCTTTGAAGAAGACGGTCACGAAGCGACTCGTCGTCTTCTGCATCAGCCCCGCCCGTGAGTTCGTCTGCGGTACACGTCGACTGGACACCCGCGATCGGAGAGATCAAGCGAAGCTCCATGCCGGCAGAGGCATTGCCGTTTGATCCGGCCGCAACGGCCCTGATCGGCGCAACGCCATCAACGCTTTTAGCAGTCGTGATGTAGATCACATCGTCGTCAGTCTGGATCTGAGTGCCGGACGGCACGTCAGACTCACCGACAAAAGTCACTGTGCCGGTCGCGCTCGAGGCCTGCTTGCGATAGATGCCGTACTCAGACGCTCTGCGCTCCAGATATGCACCTTCAGCCGTCGAGCTGAAAACCTGTCGAAGCACAAAGGAGATGCGTCCATGAAGAGCATGCGACACGCCAGCAATAACGCGGCTGAGCACAGGCACGAGCGTCCAACGCATCGCTTTCTTGCCCATGCGGCTTTCAGCGTCCGACTGGATGCGAGCGATCAGCTCTTGAATCGTTGGTCTCTCAAACGCCATTTAATACGTCCTTAAAAACCGCATCAAAAGCTCTTTCGCTTTGACGCTTGAAACAAACAACGTGAAGGTCAAGCCTCTCAATACCGCCGCGCTCTGCGCGGACCTCGATGCCTTCAACTAGATGGTCATCGATCAGCCACTGGAGAGCTTGCTTTGCGTACTCCTCAGCACGTCGCATTACGCTCGGCAAAACCTTTTCGCGTTGAAGAAGCCAGAGGCGTGAGCCGATACGATCGCCTTGAACACTTGCGAAGGTATCGCCCCACCACCCCTGACGCTTCGGCGCTTTGATGCCGTCATCGTCCTCCGACTTGCGCCAAGAAAAAAGGCTGATCAGCACAGCTTGCACCAGCTCATCAGCCTGAAAATTCGAGATGTCAGCTTCCTGACCGTTGATCATGAGTTCCATGATTTACCCCTCAGTGCGGCCCAGAAGTTTCTGCACGATCACCCTGTTCTGTATGCGTGTGAGACGTGAGCGAGATGCCGCTGGCCGTAACGTCGCCTGTCGTAGTGAGAGAACCCTCGACACTTGCGCCGGATCCGCCGCTGACCGCAAGGCCGCCGAGAACGGTCAAGCTCTTATCGATCGTCGTTGCACCGGTGACATGAAGCGTCGCAGAGTCAATCGTGACTGCCGCGGCTTTCAGCGCGGCGTTACCGCTCACAGTTACAGAAGCATCACCGCCGACGGTTTCTGTGACGTTGCCGCCGACATTTGCCGTGACGTTTCCGCCCACAGTAATTTCTACATCTTTGTCAACAGTTGCATGCAGCCAACCAGGCGTGTAGACCTCAAGGCCTTCGCGCGTGAGATGGACCTTCTGACCGAGATCATCAAAGATTGCGACTTCGCCAGTCTTGAGCGGCTTCAGTCGATAGCGTCGATCTGCAATCGTGAAAACAATCCCGTGCGATCGATCACCATCAAAAAAGAGCGTGAAAGCCTCTGCCTCTGGATGCGGCTCACTCGAGAAGCCGTAAGGTTCGACATGCTCGAGGTCATCGCGTATCTCATCCGCTAGAAGTCGGACCTGCACGGCTCGCATCTTCTTTGCACCATCCGCAAGCGTCATGACGCCGCGAGCGAAGAAATCAGAAATACTGCTCATAAAAAAAAGCGACCGTATTGCTACGATCGCTCGATTTTGTTGGCTTGATGGTCAACGCTTGCGCTCCCACGTGTCCTTGTCAACTTGCGTCCATTCTTCAGTGTCTGAAGATCCGTGACGCCAGACTGTGACGGCCCCGTCAATGTTCTTGTGGACCTTCTCGACTTGACCGACGCGATTGGCATCGACAGGTCGACCGCCTCCCGTATTGCCTGGCTCTCTGTGGTACTTCAGACAATCGGACCACATTCCGTACTTGTTCCATCCGGCTTCGTCGCAGACAACGCCGGCAAAGCAAGCACTCTGTAATGACACAAGAACAAGAAGCAATGCAAGCCGTTTCATTTGACAACCCCCACCCACGGATTCGCCTTCTTCTCTCCGGCAGAGGACGAACCTTCGCGCTTATAGCCGTCACGGCCCAGCACGGTCAGCGTCGTTGTCATGCCTTGACTGGACAGAGAAAAGGAGAGCTTGGAAATTAGCAAGTTATTCTCTATACCTAGCAGTCTATCAGCGACGCGAACCATCGAATTGACCTTCCACAAGCTTCCGTCGCTTTGACGCCAGCCTTGAACCGTGTACGTCGCCGCCGTGTACTGGGCTTCGCGGTACCGCTTCTCGAAGTCCGCTCGCTTGCTGCAAGTGGAATTCGTGCTTTGGCCCTTGTCCTTGATGACCAGCAAACGATTGCGCTTCATCAGACTCGAGTCAACAATGCCCTTGTCCTCTGCCGCGGTCCGACCGAAGTCAGTATCAGTACCTGCATGCTGACCAAGGACGACGTACCGGCTGTAGAGCTTCGATGCGTCGTAGTTGGCACTGCCGGCAAGAATGTTTTTGCCAAGCTCGAGCGCATCGGCACAGTCGCCTGCATCACCCGGCTCGACGATAACCAGATCACCAGCTTCGTCATCCATGACGACAAGATTGTCTTTTGTGATCAACCTGTTGATCGACTTGTGAACAGTTTCGCCGGGAACGACAGTGTGATCAGAAAGTTTGTCACCGACTGACGAAGTTGCATGAACAGCGATACTGTAAGGCGCAGTCAGCGAAGCGATGATTTCCGACGTCTTCAAGTTTTTCCATGAAGTCGTTTTGATCGTCGCAGGGCTGACCGTCGCCTTCTTTCCGTCATTGCCGACCACGACACCGGCCCAAGAGTTACTTGAGCTTGAGTCTGCGCCGTACTTTGCGACGGGGCAGCAGTCAACCAGATCAACAGTTTTTGACTTGCCGTCAACGTCGACGGTGATCGCGGTCCCGTTGTATGAGACGTTCACGTGATCGATGTATCCAGTACAAACAAGATCGTCGTCAATGAAGAGTTGAACAAGATCCCCGTTTCGAAGGCGATGGAAGTCTGTGTTGCCGGGAAATGTGTCAGTCACAGAAAGCTTGAAGCCTCTTGCGATTTGATCCATTCCGATATCGACTTTTACCGACTTCCAGCCACCGTATCTCTTTCCGGATACACGTACTTCAACGCGGTTATTCATCTTCCATCACCTTCAGCTCATCAGCCGAGCAAAACCCTTCGTGCTCCACGGCGTTTCTGATCGCAATCTCTTGATCACGAGTTGCGTCGTCGTGGAAGTCATACGCATGAACTAGCGCAGGAAGCACTTCACCCGGCTCGACCACGACAAGCCGACAGCTGTCGTCAGCGCGATCGGTCAGAGCGTCAAAAACCGCCACACGTGCTTTCTCAAGCGCGAGATACGTCTCGTCTGATGTCGTCATCAGAAGCTCTGCATCGATCACCTCTAGCAGTCCTTGCCTCAGCAGAACAAGATCGTCATAAGACTTCGACACTGTCGACTTAAGAGACTCAGACGTTTGAACGTCATCTTCTACCGGCATTGCTTGATCGGAACTTGTACCGACGACGGCACTCACGCCGACCATTTGCGCGATCATCGTCTGACGGATCAGTGACTCAACTGCCGCACGGTTTTGAAGCACTGCACGTCGAGCGTTCGACAGAACCAGACCGTTTGTCTTTGCCTGTGCCAGCTCCTTCGTCCCCTCGCGCAACTTTTCGCGTTGCGTAAGGTTCTTAAGTTGCTTTGCGACACCAGACCAAGCTCGAGCAGACGAGGCGACACGAGACAGGCCAAGCGCCCCCACTAGCTTCGATGCGAATTGCTTCGGATCCGTGCTGATGAGCGACAGACCTTTCGATGCCAGAGTGCTGATCTCGTCAACCTTGTCGAACACGACTGCCAAGTCAGAGTTGCTAATGATGCCGAGCTTGTCGAGCAAATCACCAGACAGCGCAGCATCGACCCACTCGCTAGCAAAACTCAGGTCGATCGAGTCACAGAAGGACTTGATCGCAGAGTCTTCAAGCTCATCCGCAGCCTGAAAGGCTTTCGTGAAAGAGTCGCTTCCAGTCTTCGGGAACTCAAGCTCACCAGACTCGACGGCATTGAGAACGACGCTCGCAGTCCTGGTTGAGTCAGTGAAAGTGATCGTCGAAACTTGTTCGAGCGAGCACTTCATTTCTCCAAGATGCGGATGCACGAGAGTGCCGGCACCCGGCTCTTCGATCGCACTGATCAGCTTTTCAGCCTGCTCGATGTAGTCGTCACCGACAACGAAAGCAGTGAAAGTGAGCTTTCTCGTCGCGCGCCCGATGTCCTCGACGTACGGCTTATCACGTTGCGGGTATTCATGAGTGACCGTGCGGCGTCCGACTTTCAGGTCAACTTTCGTAACATGAAAGGGAACTCCGCGGAACGACGCCTCATAAAGAGCTTTTTCTTCTGCCATCAGTAATCCTCCGCAAATCTATCGGAGTAGCCGACATTGCCGACAAGCTTCATGCCGTCAGCTGACATGCCTGCAAGCTGTGCCGTCGTGCCAGGCGAAGCGGCCACACGCACGAGCATCTGACCGCTCATGCGAGTTCTGCTTTCAGGCTCGATCGTCACAGGTGCGAGATCGACTGGACGCTCTGCACTCTGCACTCTATCGTTTTGAGTAGTACTGCTGCCACCGATCATCTTCTTCACGAAGTCTGGCAGGAAGCTCGAGAAATCAAGATTGGCGAAGAAGTCGGAGATAAACGAACCGATGCCGCGGACAGTTTGCTTGACGCTCTCGTACCACGCCACGGCCGCCTTGCTCCACGCATCCGGCAGAAGATTGAAGGACGCGAGCGCCAGATCATCGAGACCGCCGAAAAGCGTCTTGAAGTCCCCGCGGAAAAGGCCCGTGGCAGTCGTCAGGATCGCACCTGCTACAGCCCCAAACTTCTTTTTGCAGACATCAAAAGCGCCGGCTGCGAAGTCGACAACAGAACCGATCGACTCTGTAATGACTGGACCGATGCGATCCCAGTTTGCGATGACGACGCCAGCCGCGAGAGCAAGCGCACCAAGCGCCCAACCGAGCGGACCCATCGACGTCGTGGCAACTACGCCGAAAGCCTTCGCGGCAGTCTCGACAGCACCGAAAGACTGGGCCAGTCCGATGACGCTGGATCCCAGAGACACCACCGCCATGATGCTCTTGCCGGCAATGAGTGCGCCCATGCCGTAAAGGACCGTATTGAAGCCGCCGATTGCGTTGAACGCCCTAACCGCATAGTCTGCGATTGTCAGGATCGCGGACGCAATGCCCTCGAAGTCGATTTGGCCGACGGCATCGGCAAACGATCGAGCGACCTTTTCAAACTTTTCCCCAAGCGCTCCCTTATTGGCCGCGGCCAGATCGCGGAAGCGGTCCGACATGCTGATGACAATAGGGGACAAGCGGTAGCCGATCTCATGACCGACCGCCGTGACGCTGGCCTTCATGTCATCCATGTGGTCCGTCATCTGGGCCGCGGCCGCGACAGCATCCTCATTCATGACCAGACCAAAGTCGCGCGCCTGCTTGGCCATGTCGTCAAGCCCCTGCGCGCCGCCCGAGAGCATGGGGATCAGCTTGCGCCCGCTGTCGCCCATAAGAACCATGGCCATCTTTGTACGAAGGGCGGGATCCTCGTTGCGTTGGATCGCATCCGCCAACTCCTCAAAGATATCGGAAGCGGGGCGAATCTTGCCGGAAGCGTCCTTCACGGAGATCCCCAGGGCCGAGAAGAGCTGCGCGGCATCGCCGGTATCGCCTCCGGCCACCTCTGCGATCTTCTCAGACAAATCCTTCAGCGCATCCTCCAGATCCTCTGGGGCTGCGCCTGCATGCGTTGCGGCGAAGCTCCACTCCTGAAGCTTCACGGCCGAGATGCCGAGGCGCGCGGACATCTTGTCGAGGCTGTCGCCAGCCTGAGCGAACCCCGTCACCGCAGACTGAAAGCTGAAGCCTACTGCTCCGGCTACGGCCGCAAACGGCGCGCCTACCGACTGAGCAACGCCCTGCGCCTCGCTCGCAAAGTCCTTGACCGATCGCTGAGCAAGCTTGAGCTTTCGGTTGAGGTCATCGAATTCAGTCGAGTTGACCGCCGTCTTGAAACCCTTCCACTTCTGAGAGGCGACGGCCAAGACGGGCGACATCGTATCGCGCACCGCCAAAATTGCGGTCAGCCTGAAATCCTTATTCGCCATTAAGTTTCTCCTGAATGCGATTCCACTGATCGACGTAGAGCCTCAGCTCAGAGAGCGGAAGCTCTAGCGCGTCCCCCGGCCGAAGCCGCCACCAATAAGCGGCTTCAAAAGCCAGGTTGATCAGCTCTGCTGCTGAGGCTCGCGGGAAGGCGTAAAAAAAGCGACAACGCGATACAGAAGCATCGTGTAGTCGCTCAAAGCGATCTTCTCGACGACACTAGTCGGAATTCCTGCAAGTCGAGAGATGTACTTTGCACAGACAGCCGGCACAGGCTCGGAGATGAGCGACGCATCGAGCTTGAACGGAAGGCCAAGATCGTTGACGTCCTTGGTCGTAGGTTCACGAAGCGTCAGCTCAACGATTTCCGTAGTGCCGTGCTGAATGGGCTGAGAAAGAGTGAACGTTTCCATCAGCCGAGCTCCCCGTTGGTGCCCTCCCACTTGACCGTCAGCGTACCGTCGACGGGCTTGTAGGCGATCACGTCAGTCACATATGCGTCGCTGAGCGTGTAGACCATGCCATTCGCACATTCGACCGTGATCGTCTGAGCGACGTTTTCCTTGATCTCTTCGATCGGAAAGTCGGACGGAACAATGAAGTCACCACTGACATACGGAGCCGTGACGGTCTCCTTGAAGCCGGCAACGCCAGTCGTGGAAAGCATCGTCTCACGCTGAACAGAAGTCAGCGGGAATTCAATGTTTCCCTGAAGCTCAAGTTGCTGACCGTTGACCTTGACAAAGCAGGTCCCTGCAATTTTCTTACCCATGATTACTCCTGATGCTGAAGGCGGAACTGATTGAGAACCGCAAAAATTCTGAGCTGGTTCACGTAGTCAGGCGGGAACAGCACATCAAGCCTGTTGGGATTGTTGACATTACGCTCAACGATCAGATACTTCTTGAAGAGATCTGCGTTCTCGACGATGCCCTCGAGTTCCAGGCGTCGATAGAGAGCGATCAGCTCACCGCGGATGACGGACGGCGTCACAATCGCCTGACCTGCACCGAAGCGAGTGCCGTCTGATGCAAGTTTGTGACGTGCGTACTTGCTCGTGATGATCGACTTCATCTGACGAAGGACATAAGCCGACGTGTGAAGCGTCTCAGAGTCAAGGTACGAAGCGTCAGCGTCACCAAAAGAGTTCTTCTGATACGTCGTGATGGCGCGTTCGATCATGACCGAACCGCTGATCGTGTACAGCGTTGCAATTCCGTTCTCGAGAAGCGTCTGGCGATCCGTCTGAGCGAATCGAGAGCCTTCAGGCGAGGCCATCACGCCAGTCAGGACACCCGTTTGCGTCGGACGAGCCGGGTCAGCCGAGATGAAGACAGACGTGCGAGCGAGGTAAGCCGCAAGGACTTCGGCCGCATGCGTCGGAAGCTTCGGTTCGACACCAACAACCGTTTCGTGCTGATTGTTGCGAGTCTTGCCGAAAGCGACGAGTGCATTCACATCACCACGCTTGGCCGTGTACACGTGGCCGAAAAGCATCTGGAAAGGAGACCAGCGGCCGCTCGTGTCATTCATCTTCTCGGCAAGCTTGTCAAGCGTGGCCGCGTCGGCATACGGACAGCCAACGAAATCGTAAGACTCATCGCCCATCGCATCAAAAGCGGCGGTCAGATCAGGATCGGCCGTGCCGCCAGCCATCTGGGTAATCTCAACCCTGATGCCAGCCGGAAGCGTTTCACCGTTGATCGGGCCACGAAGATTGACAGCAAGCTGAATGCCGTTGCCGACAGTGCCCTTCTGCTTTGCATTGACCGTGCATGCGCCTTCATTAGCGCTTGCCGTGACCGGCAAATCCTTGACAACAGTAATTGCGTCGCCAAGGCTCTTGGCGATCTTGGAAGCCGTGTCGCCTTCGGCAACGGCCACCTGAACTCGCTCACCGCCGACATAGAAGCTCAGCGTACCTGCCTCAAGAGCAGTACCAGAGATTTCGGCCTTACCGGATGCAGCACCCGCGCTTTCGCCATCGGCGACAGGGATGCACACGAGCTGGCCAAAAGAGTCGACCTTGCGATAAGCGTCGACCATGCGAGCGAGCATAGAGCCTCGCCCAAAAAGGCTTTTCGCCATCGCAGCTGTGGACACAAAGACAGGCTTGCCAGCTTCAGCCGTGCCGACCTCAATCATCTGACCGATGAGGAGAGAAGCGGTCTGACTCGTCGGAGTGGCGGCCTGAGAGTTGTCCATTTCCGCATAAAAAAGCGGCACTCGAATGCCGCTCGGGATCGTGTTAAAACTCACGCTCATTTGAATTCCACCTTAAAGGATTGCTCAGGTCGACCGTCGGGCTTTCCTGAGATTGATGGTTCGATTTGATCGACGTCGACGTCCATGCCCTCGAAAGGCTGAAGCTCGTCCAGCTCAGTCTGCTGATACGTGTCAGAGACATCTAGGTACGTCTCAAAAGCAAAGTCGAGCTGGTATGCCGCACGAGCATCGTCAAGGTAGATCAGAGATCCGCCATCAAAAACGATTTCGCTTGACTCGTCGAGAGGTCCAAACTTTGTTGAAAGCAAGGCTTTGAAAACATCTCGGCGCAGAAGCTCGATCCACCGAGACGCATCCTGACCGCGTTCGTCCGCAAAATTCGGCACGAGCAGGATGACGCCAAAAGTGTTCGTGATCGTCTGGTAGTAGCTGACCTGCGACTCATTCGGGCCTGCATCTTCGCGAAGAGGCACGACATACGCAGCAGGCAAGGCGGGATTTTCATCTTCCGTCAAGCCTGCCCACTGAGCCGCGCCAGCTACTCGGCCGTCTAGCGTCTTACAACGCTTTCTCAGCGCGGAAATGATTGGATCAAGAATCATTTGATCGCGTCTCCAAGTGCATCAAACATCTCGTTTTCAAAGGTCTTCGCGTATTTGTCCGCGGCCTCTGGCACGAAGTTTTTGCGAGGCGCTGCCACCTTTTTCCCTGCTCTCTGTTTGTGCGATCTGGCTTCTTGAGCCGTCTCGGAATATGGCGCTCTATGGCCATACACAACAAAAGCGGGATAGTAGGCAGGCATTGCCTGCGTCTTCGTCGGATAGACCGCAACGGAATACCCAGACTTCGACACTTTGACCTTGATCGACTCCGCCATTTCACCCGTTTGTTTGCCGGGGAACTGACCAGCCTCAGACACAGCCTCACGCGAAATCATCTTTCTGGCGATCTTGCGAACGGCATTACCTGATTTGCGAAGCGGCTGTTTCAAAGCCTTCGGATCGTAGTCAATCTTGCGATACCCAGGATCGACGGCGCACTGCACAAGCATCAGTCTTTTCCTCCACGTCAAGAACGGTGAAGCGGTCAAGACCGCCAAGATCAGCTACACGACGAAGGCGATAAATCACGCCTTCGATCATCAGCTCGGTCACGCTCTTGAAGTCTCGAGGACCAGTGCGACCGGGCATCGAGCGAACAATCACACGATGCGTCACACCAGACTCGATCTGCTTCGATCCGAAGTAGATGCAAGAGCCGACAGGCTCAAGCCTCCCCCACACGACATCTTCGCGGACAGACGCTTTGGAAAACCCAAGACGTTCATCCGGCACAGACATCGTGTGAAAGATCTTGACCCTTCGATTCAGCTTTCCGATTTCAGGTCGATTCATTTCCACGTCCTAAAAGGATCGAGCAAAGCATGAAGTTTCGGCAAAGGCGTTACAGCACCTTCAACCGTGGCTTCACGATGCTCGTAGTAATGGGCGACCTGAATCAGAATCCATTGCCTGATCGCGGCGGGAACGTCGGAAGGTTCAGCGCCATAACCGACCGTCCCTTCTCGCGAGATCAAGCCGCGCTGTAGCTCGTGCTCAGCCATCTGGGTAGCGGAGAGACACAAAGCCTCGATCAGCGCATCGTCAGCGGAGTGATCGACGCGGAGATGAAGCTTTGCGTCCTCGAGCGTCACAGCTGACTTCGCCGTAGACGTGTCAATCATGACGCCTCCTTACTTAGGCCGTCGGGAGCGTGAGAGAGCCGCCGACGAGGGCCTTGGTACGTTCGACGCCGAAGCCGAGACGGCGTTCAGCACGGATCGTGACCAAGTTCTTCTGAACGTTGTCGCTGTCCTGTTCGAACAGTTCGACGGTCATGCCCTGACGGTTCCAAAGCGTAGCGGCCTGCGTAAAGTCGCCGACGAGGAACTTGCCAGCGGTAATGGCCGGCGTCGTCCAGACCGGAAGGCCCCAGAGATACTTCGGAGCGACAGAAGCCGGATGACCGAGGTAGTAGTCACCAGAGGCATTCTTTTCCATCTGCATGTTCGTCCAGTCAGCCGGATTCAGAAGAATCACGTTCGGACGGAAGAAAGCCTGTTCGACCTTGGACTTGGCCATAAGGATGAGGTCAAAGGACGTCGGGTTCTTCGGAAGCTGAGCAAGCTTCGTGATGCCGTGATCGGTGAAGTTGCCGGCGGTAAGGATGCCGGAGAGATTCTGGCCCGTGCCGTTGCCGGTGACGAGCTGATCTTCGACGACAAGATCGATGCCGTACACAAGACGCTGATTGATGTAGGCGACAAGAGCCGGAGCATCAGACATCAGCTGCTTGGACACGCGAGCAAGGTGAGCGATCGTCTTGATCGTGCCCGTCTTGGTCTCGACGGCGGTAGAACCAAACGGCTTCTGAGCGCCTTCAGCAACGAATGCCGCGCCGTTGACGTTCTCGGCTTCCTTTTCCTGGACGTATTCAAAAGCGTTCGTGGTAATCGGGAGCGTCGGGAAGAGACCTTCAATCGTGAGCGGACGGAAAGCACCAGCGAGGATGCCCGGACGACGGTACGCCTGAACGATGCCACCGGTCGGCGTCGTGATCGGATTGACCGCTTCCTTCTTGTCAAACGTTTCAACGAGTTCGACACGAGCCTTCTGGGCAGAGCCGTCGCGGAAGGCCTTGAAGCCGTCGGCATCGACGACGTTGTCGCCAGCCGTCTTAACTTCGGCTTCCTGCTTGGCAGCCACACCCTTCTGCTGAAGTTCCATCAGCTGACGAGAAAGCTTCGTCTGCTCTTCACCGAGGCGCTTCAGCTCAGCAGCGTTCGACTTGCTGGTCTCGTCCATCTTGCCTTCGACACGGTCGAGGGCTTCCATCACTTGCTTGATTTCATCAGCCATAGTTTCACCTTTCATTTAGGAGAGAGAAAGCTCAAGCTTCTTGACTCGCTCGAGCAGTTGAGTTGCCATCTTTTCCTCTTCCTCAGACTCCCTCTGAGAAGCGAAAAGCTTCTTGGCTTTTGCGACGATGGACGTCGCGGTCGACTTAGAGAACCCGCCTGCCTCCCGCAGGAAGTTTTCAAAGTCACGAATGGTTTGAAGTTCGTCGATCTCTTCGGAGCGGATTTCGGAGACGCGAGCGTCGCCGTCCGCCGGGAAGTTCACGATTGAGATCTCATAGAGCTTGGAGACCGACTTGATGATGCGACCGCCGTCCTTCTTGCGCTCGTAGTCGCCTTCGGAAAGACGGAAGCCGATCGATAGCCCGTCAACAGTCCCGTGCTTCATGGCGGCCAGAATGGCGTCAGACTGAGGATTGCCTGGCGTCAGTTCCCCTTCAACCAACAGCCCCTTCTCGTCCTCAACCGCAGAGAGCCACTTACCTACCGGAAGCCCCCAGTCATGAGCGAAAAACATTTTCGGCATGCCGTTGTCGGCCAAGGTCTTCAGATATGCGCCCGGCAGAATCGTGTCGCCGTAGCTGTCGTTCCCGTTAAACGTCGAGGCATACCCCCTGAACTTACGGGTGTTGCCTTCGAATCTAAGCTCCACGCTTTCAAGTGGAAGACTTTTGAAAATCGTCATCATTGCCTCACTGGTGTTCCGTCTTTTGGAGAAGATCCGACGCGAGACACCTCTCCCAACTTGTCAAGCGGGACCAGGTTCGATTGTGCTGTGAGCGCGTCACCTCCCTCCACGGGTGGGAGGTTCTCGAGACGGCGGATCTCGTTGCGGCTCATCGCACCGTTCTGTGCCATGGTTGAGTAGAACTGCGCTCGCTCCTGCGGCGTCGTGCGCAGGAAGCCGTCGAGTTTGAACTCGATCGTCATATCAACATCGGTGATGGGAATCAGGCGTCGGCTCAGCGCCTGCTCGAGCTGTTTGCAGAGCGGTCCGATCGTGAACTTGTGGAAACCCTCAACGATCTGGGCGATGCCGCTGCCCCAAGTGGTCTGCGCATTCGAGCCGACCAAGACGCCCGGCACCCCAAACCATCGGCAGATCTCTTCGACGCTGAACTGGCGAGTCTGCAAAAGCTGAGCGTCGGCCGGCGTGAGCGAGAGCTGCGTGTACTTGAGGCCGCGGTCGACCACGTACAGACCGCCGCCCTTTGCAGTCATTCCCTTGAAGCGTTCGCATACCGCCTTCAGTTGCTTGTCATCAAGCGTCGAATCAGTGTAGAGAACGCCGGACGGTTTCGATCCGGATCCGTAAAGACGCGTCGCGTTGTCCTGAGCAGAGATCGCCTCATCCGTCGTGGCCCGCATGTACTCGAGCTTCGAGAGTCCGATGAACCCATTGCCAAGGCCTTTCCAGTGAATCATGTTCTCGGGGGCGATTACGGCGATTGCCCCGTCCTGATAGTACGTGTAGACCTCACCGCCTTCGACGATAGACACCTCCATCTGATCCGGTGAGAGGGGGATCAGAGCTACCGGCTCTCCCTCGCCGTCTCGAATGATCTGGGCGTAGGCATTGCCTCGTAGCATGCGGTTGACGACCATCGCAGAGATGAACTCGTTTTGCGTCATCCAGGCATTTGGACGGTCATGAAGCAGCATCCACAGACGGCTTTGCTTGTCTGGATGGCGGCCGCCGTCAGCCGTATCGCGGTAGACGTAGAGTGGCAGCGTGCTGATGGTCTGAGCAAGAAGCTCGACGCATGCGAAGACTGCAGAGATCTGCAGGGCCGCGTCCGGCGTGACCGTCTTCGTCTGCTCGATGATGGGCGAAACCGGCATAGGGATCTGCTGCCCGGACGCAGTGCCGAGCGGACCGCCCCATCCGGCCACCCAATTGATCAAACGTTTTACGAACATTCCTACCACTCAATAAATACGGACTCCGAAGACTCCTCAATGTCGTCGAACGGATTGGCTTCATCCGCCGTGCTGGAGATCCCCAGAGCCATGATCAAGGCGACTATGCCGTCGATCTTGTTCTCGTACCTTTCCTTCCTTGGAAAGATGTTGTCCTTCGCATCGAGCTTGGCCACGACGTTTCCCATCATCCATCGGAGAACGGGATTCCCGTCATGGTTCACGCGCTTGTCCTGGACCAGCGCCTCGAGCGACTTCATCGGATCCGAAAAGTTCTGGACCGTGTTCCGATACTCGACCATAGGAGCACCGTCGTTCCCGAGATTAGTAGCGAGCTGCAGCGCGTTCCACGGGTCATAGGCGATGCCCTTCACATCAAAGCGTGACAAGTCGTCACGGATATCCTCTTCGATGCGGGCGAGGTCCGTCATCGCACCGCCGGATTGCGTGATCCAGCCTTCCTCGACCCAACCTCGATACTGAGAGTTGGTCGACTTCTCGACGGCGGCCTCAGGCAAATAAAAGTCGGCGAAGACAACGAAGGACTTGCCGACCGGAAAGAGAAGCACCTTGGCCGTGACGTCGTTCTTTGCTCCGACGTCCAAGCCGATGTAGCAGGGCTGACCTTCGAAGTCGCTTCGATCGACATTGATCTCGCCCGCTTCCCAGGCCTGCATGTCCATCCAGGCCGACGAAGCGGAGCACCAGATATTCAGGTGCTTGGTCTTGAAGTTGTTGACAGCGCTCGGAAGCGCGATGGCTTTCTTCATCAGGGACGTAATGATTTCCGGCCGGACGGAGATGCCCCAGTTCGGGTTCGCCTTCTCCAAAGCCTCGACCGTCGTCCAGTCGTCGCCGTCGTCCAGACCGTAGACGATCCCGAACTGCGTCTCGTCCACGACGCTCTTCTCGAGCACCTTCGTGACCATCGTTCGAACTTCGTAGCAGATGCCCGACGTATCGAACCCCGCCGTCGTAATGACGAACATCAGCGAGTTCTTGCGCTTGCCGGTCGACGTTTCGACCACGTCGTAGACGGCTCGCGTCTTGTGGGCGTGCAGCTCATCGATGATGGCCAAGTGAGTATTCAAGCCGTCAAGGGTCGAGCCTTCTGCGGACTTCGCCTGAAAGGTCGAATTGCTGGTCGGCACGTAGAGCGCGTTCGCCAGCACCTGAAGCCCGAACTTGTTCCGTAGCGGCGCATTCCGCTCAGCCATCACCTTCGCGTCACCGAAGACGATCTTCGCTTGGTCTCGCGTGGTGGCGAAGCTGTAGACCTCGGCACCGCCTTCGCGGTCGGCGACCAAGCAATAGAGACCGACACCGCTAAGCAATGTCGAATTGTGCGTTTGAATGAACCCTCTGGTGGCAAGATAGCAATGGTCTGGCGAATCAACTTCAATGCATCGAACTGGCACAGACTCAACCTTGTCGCACCGAACAATTTGACGGTAATCCTGCAAGCTACGCTTCGCCGGACGTTCCCGCATACGTTCCAACTTTCTTGTCAGCTTGAATACAGGCACATCCTTGTACGCATGGAACAGAATCCTATAAGCAACGCCGCACGACTTACTAGCAATTGCTGTTTCCTTTTCCATGATGCGCGGCCGCATGCCAAGAGACGAAATCAACGCATACACGTCATAAGCGATTCGCTTATCTTTTTGAACAAACTCACACTGTCCCTGACCCTTACTGATGAAGCCATCCGTATCCATCAAGCCGCGCAACAACTCAAGACGCTGTTCCTTTGATGCAAACAAGTAGTCAGAAGGGATGTGCTTATTTCCAAGGACGCCCAGTGCTTTTAACTGACTATGAAATGTTCCGTGACGTACGCCCTTTCGTCCATCGCTGAATGACCAGGCATAGTTGCCATTAACTTTGTGAACAGGGTACCCCAGAGCCACGATTCGTTCGATGGTTTCTGCGTCTGCACATGTAAATCGACAACCCATAGAGGCACCATCGCCAAGCCATAAGCCAAGCATGTACGGATGAATAGGAAGGCACTTCTCTTGGACATCGAACGGAGCGGCGACCTTAATCCGGTGATTCCGATCGCCATGACAATACAGTGTCCGTGCGATTTCCTCAGTCGTCTTGACGGTCGGCTTCGGCCCAGCGTGTTTTCCCCCGCGTCCCTTCAACCGGTCTCTGTCTCTACGGCTGTCGGTTACCCACTGGTGATAAGCATCGGCGACAATAACTTCGCCGGTTGAGAATTCAACCTCGTAACACGGTCTGTCATTCATCACCTCGGTCGCAGCGACGATCTTGCACGGCTTGCCATCGGACCCGAAAACATAATCCCCCACCTTTAGATCTTTCATAAGACGAAAACCTGAGGGAGTCGGGATCTCAGTATCTAGGGCCAGCGCCTTTCCATTCCCACGCGGTACCTCAACGTAGGCGCGACGATAGCGTCGGCCGCCGTCATCCCGGCGACGCCAACCAAAGGCCGTTGTCAGGGTGAACACCTGCCACGGCTCAAGATGGATGCGAGTGCCGGCAAGCTCACCCTTCGTGTGGGTGAGAAGTTCGATGAACTTACAGACTCGATTGGCCTCGTTTTCGTCGAAAACATATAGGGACCTGCTGCCTGCATAGGTCTTCAAGTCAGCCAGCTGCCGATCTACGGCCAGCTTTACCCACTTGCAGGCAGGAATCTTCCCGCCAAGAACGTCGGCGGCGTACTGCCTGGCGATCCCGCAATAGTCTCTAGAAGCCATCGTATTCGTCCTGCTCCTCTTCTTTTGCATCAACCTTCACACGCGCGCGCGAGACAGGCGTAAATCCGAGCTCTTTTTCGCAGGCTGCGAGCACCTGCTGCACTTTGATGAGTGCGTTGAAGCGAGGGTTCAGCTTGTCGGAGATATTGCCTTCCTCATCCAGCGCGACGACGTCCTCGTGGTCGAGCTGCTTGGCGATCTTGCGATAGAGCGCATAGTTCCTCGCCCAGCGCTCTAGCACCGTCACGTCAAGAGCCGTGAGCATTCCCTTTGGTGCGCAAGCAATCGCCAACCTCCACGCCTCGCGGGCGTCTTTGGTCAAGCCGACGGGCGGCGTCTCAGTCAAAGTAGCGTCAGAGATGACGATCGACCTCGACCGACGGCACGGCTGAAGCGTACCCGACGCGGCCTTCTCGGCATCCGACTTGCTTGCTCTCGGCATTGAAAACTCCACGAATTGCACGCGTAAAAAATTAGCTGGGGGCGCGGTCTAGATCCATTGGGGCGGCGACTTTTGACCCGCCCCTACCCTTCACGCGTATCATGAACAGCAAAGCAACCTCAAAAGGAGATCGGCATGGGATTTCTATCAGCCATTTTCAAAGTCTTCTTTCCATCTGGCAGCAGATCAACGAAGCCCGAAAAGAGCGAGCGTGACTACGATCTAGAAGAATGGGAAAGAAACAAGAAGTTATTGACGAAAGCGATGACAGAAACGCTTGAACTCACCAGCTTCTCTTACGACACCAAATCCAAGTTTCTCAAACAGATCGACACCTATTTGAGCAAGCAAGAAAGCAACGAGAAGTGCACGTTGTTCGATCTCCTTTACCCAATCGTCAAAGACACTGACTGGACTTGGCAAGAGTGGGAATACTGGGCACCGATTTGTTTGTCCAAGCGCATCGCCACTCGCGGCATGCATAAAACGTGCAGGCCTTGGGCAGACGTACTGGACATCGAAGCCGAACGTGCCAAATACACCGTAAACGGATTTGTTGAACGCCACACGATCAAAGATATTCAAGCCAGACTGTCTGCAATCAAGGAAGACGTTCCCGCCTTCAAGAGAAAGAATCAGCTTTCTGAATATCTAGAGAGCAACGAACCCTTGTTCACTCAAATCCTCGATGACGAGATCAAGGAGAAGTGGAACAAGAAGCGTCACAACAACGGCCACACAAAAGAAGCAGAGTTTCAGCTCTTGTGCGAAACAATCGCAGACCGCTACTACGATCTGTCAGAGATTGCTGACGCCAGAGAATGCGGCCCCTGCAAGTTCGAGATAACGTTCGATGACGAGCCAGAAGACGAAGCCTTGTACAAGCTTGGAAAGAAGAAGGATGCACCTTGGAAGGGCAAATATCTTCCAAACGTTCCCGGCTTAAGGTTTATGCGAGAGGACGTCTAAAAGGAATTCCCAAAGCCGCCGTCTTCGCGAGCAGTCTTCTTGGAGTGACACTCGTGACACAGCGGCTGAAGGTTTGACTCATCCCACATGAGCACTGGATTGCCCTTGTGCGGCCTGATGTGGTCGACGTCGGTCGCCAACTTGATAATCCCGCGCTTCTCACACTCAACACAGAGCGGATGCGCAGCAAGGATCCGAGCTCGAAGACGCTGCCACTTGTAGCAATAACCACGAGCGGACGACGATCCCTTTCTCTCGGCTCGGCGCCTCTCCCGATCAGCCGCGAACTTCGCGTCACGAGCCTCGCCTGCGGCCTTGTGAGCTTCGCAATACTTGGCGCCAAGCGGGACCGGCTTGCGGCAGCCTGGGTACTTGCAGAGAGTCAAGATCGGCATCCTTCACCTGAATAAAAGAGGGGCAAGGGAAAAATCCCCGCCCCTAGGCCTCAGAACAACAACTGCCCTAAGGTAGCGAACCATCAATAGAAAAAGGGCGGCCTCTTTCGAAGTCGCCCTTTCCCGTCTTTCTTCCTTCGGAGTTTCTCGATGTCACCCTTGCGTCAGCGACTCAGAGAAGAACTAGCGCCTTGAGCGCTTGCTACAGATACACTTCGGCCTGCGCGTGCGCTCATTTTGGCTGATTCACAGCTTCGTACTAATTCATGAGCAAAGTATAGAGAACCCGTTTCAAGGTCTGCCCCCCTCTTTTTACGTCTGCTTACACTAAACAGCAAAAATCTTGTTCAGGCATCGTAGATCCGACGGAGCAAGTTCCCTAGCAGCCACTCGGCAGCCATCAGATCATCGGCTGCATGGCGCCTACTCGTCCCCGCTGCCCGACAGAGTCGACCGAACGCGGACCACTGGACATCCTTAGCAAGGTAAAACGTCACGATCAGCTTCTTTTCAATAGCCGGCATGAGAGGTGAGCAAAGAACCGTCTCGACCTTTTCAGCGTCAGCCAGATCCAACTGTTTAGACGGCGCCGCCTTGCACGGTGCATTCTCATCGCGTCCATACTCCCTCAAAAGAGTTTCTTCCAACGCAAGGAATGGTGCTCGCCCCCATGAAGAGACTGCCCTACGCGGCGCGAAGACCCTCAACCAGTTCTCCAGCCTCTTCACCGTCTGCCAGTCTCGCTCCACAACTACCTCCCAGTACCTTTGCCAGCAAATCCTCAAGCGAACACCCCTCGAAGCTTCTGCCCTCACCCTGCGCGATGAGCACCTCTCCCTCATCTTTGATCGCAAGGAGCTCGATCTCGAGCCTCGCCCGAACGTCATAGGCTTTGATGGCAACGCATGCAACGATCTGTCTGTCGTCGTCAAAGCACACATCCTGAATGCCGTCCAGAGCCGACTTCACGACGTTGTCTATATCCGGCTTCGTGATCTTCTGAACCAGGCCGCCGACTGCCACCTTCTTTTTCTTCTGCGACCATGATGTCGGCGGTTCAGAGAAAGCTCGAATGATCGCAATAGCCGGGGCCGTACCAAGCCGATCTTTTGACAGTTTTGCAGCGAAGCGCAGCGCATCCTCATACGCGACAGTCTTTCGCGGCGTGTAGACAGTGCCTGATCTCGAGCTCACACGAGGGCGCCCCTTGCCTATCGGCTCACCTTCGACGACTACCATTCCAGTTCAACTCCTCAAACCGGCTACGCCATCGGCGCCGCACGATGACCTATACGCTGACAAAGCGACCTCACCCGCTCAGCTGCCGACGGCCTTGCCTGCTTCTTGCCGGCGTCACGCTCGCGCTTCTTGGCGATCCCAACTTCGATCTCACGATGGATCATTGTCGAGATGATGTCGAGCGGGAAGTGGCCAGATCCGCGCCCATACATCGCCTTCATCTCGGCCTCACTCAGCATCTCGATGCCTGCCGCCCGCATGACGGGATCCGCGTTGATCTGGTGAATCACTTCAGTCGCTGCCTCCAAGTCGTTGAAGCATTGGTAGTGAATGATGGCCATCTGCCAGACGGCCCAATACCTTTGCAGAATCTCCGTGACGAGCGGCCAGTACTGCGACTGCACGCCCGTATGGAATGAGCAAAGGAACCGACCGTTGCGCCCCGTATCGCACGGGAACGGACAGCCGGCAGCCGGACACGCCATCGACGTCGGCACCATGTAGGAACCGTTGCCCTCATCAGCATCCGGACGCGTCCGCGCTTTCTGTTCGCTGATCGCTTTTGAAAGAAACCCTGCCATAGCGGCAACTCCTTTTGTTTGGTTCCGTGGGATGATTGAGGTGTGTTCGCCAACACAGTCCATCAACCACCCCACGGAGAAAGTCATGGATCTATCTACGTTTTTCGGTTTTACGGCCACCGTCGCCGGCATCATCGGCATCTACCTCACGTTCATCCAAATGCAGCTCCCGTTCCTTAAGCGAGCATCCGCCCCCAAGATCCACCTGGGCCGAGACGGCTACCACTATCTGGAAATCCGTCTTTCGATAAGCACCACTTTGCAAAACGTTCGGTTCGGTCGTCTCCTTGCCAAAGGTTTTGATGTCGGACGCAGAACCAATGGCACTTTCGGATACGGGTTCGGAGACTTTGGAAACATTGAGTTTTCAGATTCGATCCCCGTCGATTTTCAGACCTCCGCCAATTCCCTCGAAGAAGGGATCTGGCTTTGGGTCAGGCTCCATAAGCCCGCAGAATCCATAGAGATCTCCATCGACTACCGCTGGCGGTGGCTTCATAAGACGCTCCGCGAATCCATCCCGGTCCCGTCTTTGGAATCAGGAGAGCTCTCTGGCGCCTCGTAAGAGTTCAGGGTTGAGGACTGTTCTCGGACAGAGTTCATCCACCTCTGGATCACATCCACGCGATCCCGCAGTCCCCGGTAATACAGGGTCAAGGCGATGCCCGTAATTGCCACGCATAAGATGGCTATCGATTGAAAAATGTCTGCCATATCGCTACCTTTTTAGACGGTTTTTAAAACCCGTTCTTTCTGACGGGTTTTAAAGCCCGTTTTTTTCGGCTCCCATCACGCGTACTTCCCTTCCACGACTTTGGTAAAATTTGACTCGTTCATGAGCCACTCCAAGTCGGCCTTGAACGTTCTGCTATGGCCCTTTCCTGGTTGCTTCAACCCCATCAGGAAGGGGCTTTTTCGTACCAAGGAAAAGTACCCCCGAAAGAGGTCAAGCCCGTCAGCCTGACTCGCGACCTTCTCGGTCGTGCAGACAGAGCGCCAGCGTGCCGTGATCCAGCTTCTGCGCTTGGATGTGAGCGTGGCCACCCGGGGGAGCTCAGGCAGGATCTCGTGGTAGAGGGTCACGATCCGGTCGTAGGGACACGGCGGCATGCGGGAGCCTTGATCCTTTTCCTCGTTGCACGCGGGCAGTTCGGGCGGGGGTTCGACAACGTCGAACTCAGAGCCGACCTCGTCGGCGATCAGGTCATAGTCGTCAAGAGGCGCCGAGTTTTCACCCATATCCTCCTTTCTAATCTCTAATCTCTTATCTCTATACTCTGGTGGACATTTGTCCACCCCAGTGTCCGCCTCATCGTCCACCACTGGGCGACAGGCACTTTTGACCAACTCGCGGCGGGCTCTCTGCTGTTGCTTCTTTAAGGCGCCGCCGCTGCCTGAACCGATCAAGTTGGACAGATGGGCCATGAAAATCGTCCCGTCTTCCAAGACCTCAACAAGCCCGCACATCTTCAGATTTACGATTGCGCACTGGACAGTGTTGACGTCGGATCTAGTGAAGTCGGCGAGCTTTTCTACGTCATACGGGATGAGCATCTGCCCCACCCTGCGGACCAGCAACCCGTTCGTCTTGAGTGATTTGAGGCACAGCTTCAGGTAGAAGAGCACCTGGGCGGGGCCATTCGGCTGCTCCTCAAGCCAGTCGATTTCGTCGCTCTCAAAAAACTCTTCACGTAGCTGAAGCCAGTAGTAGCGAGTGTTGTCGTAATCCGCCATCACGACTCCTTTTTGAACAGGGGAGAAAGAAGATGCTTCGGTATTCCCGTGAGCCTCGACACTTCGTCGACTCGACGAGGTGGGACCTCGCCGTTATGTAGCCAAAGCTCCACCGCCTGTCTGGTGATAGGCGGAGTGAGGCTCTCGGCGAGCTTTTTGCGCCCGCCCGCAGCTTGGATCGCCATCTGCACGGGATTGAGCTTGCAAGTAGTACGTGTCATTCAGACCTCCAGATGCAAGCAATTATAGCCACACACGAAACACGGTCGCAAGCGATTCTTGCTTTGCGTTAAGCAAGATTTCCTTGCATACTCGTTAGGTAAGCAAGCCCAACCTCTTTTGTGGAGCTCACCATGCAAACCCCTATTTCCCTCGCCATCGAACGCAAGGGCTTGACTCATGAACAGGTTGCTCAAGCTCTTGGAGTCTCCCGCCAAGCAGTCACGCGCTGGGCGTCTGGCGCCGCGCCTACGCTCTCCAACCTTCGCAGACTGGCAGAGCTGCTAGGCGTTTCCGTTTCCCTCCTCACGGGAGAAAACATCGTTGTCATCGACGAAAAAGGTGAGCCTTCCTCTCGCGTTGAAGAAACCTCCGATCTCGTCCTGATCCCAGTCCTTGACGTGTACGGCTCTTGCGGTGGCGGCGGGAACCCTGGAGACGATCTCTCCCCCGTTCAACTGATCGGCGTATCCCCCTCAGCGGCCTCGTCGTGGCCGGGCGTAACTGGCGTGAACAACCTGCACATCATCCACACGCTCGGCGACTCTATGGAACCTACCCTCAAGCGCGGCTCGTCCGCCGTAATCGACAAGAACCAAACGACGATCCTTGCTGACGGCATCTATTGCCTGCAGGCAGAAACGAGAATCTTCATTAAACGCGTCCAAGTCAATATCGACGGGTCCCTCACGCTGCTGTCAGACAACAAGATGTACCCGCCACAAACCATACCTAGGGAGATCGCCGACACGATCACGGTTGTCGGGCGCCTAGTCCTCCAGATTCGAGCTGACGTACTTTGATCTAACCCAAAACTTCCTCAAAAACCCCGCCTAGAAGCGGGGTTTTTTGTTGCGTCCGCAAAATTCCGCTTACCCAAACAGCAATTTTTACTTGCTTCTCACTCGATTTGGCGCTATTATTTCTTCACACAACGCAAGTGTAACTTGCTGGCACGAAAACAAACAACGGAAGTTTTCTCATGACCAACACTGAAACTCTCTCCAGCACGGCGCTCGACGTCCAAGCCATCCGCAAGAAGCTTGGAAAGCACTTCTCCGGCCTCCCGGTCGCAGAGCTTGATACCGATGAAGGTCGCCGTCTGTTTATCGTTCGCCGATTGCTGCGCCACGCATACAGCCTCTGTGTTCGCGGAGACGCCCTCAACCTTCTCGACGAAGCCGACAAGATCAAGAACACCGCTGTCTGGCTCAACGACATCGCAGATGACATCGAACTTGAGGAATGAACCATGACCGACACCACTGACCAACTTGCCCTGACGAGCGCCTTCATGCGCCCCTACATCGCCTTAGCCCGCAAGCACGAGTACTACAAGCTCGTGCGGACCAGAATGGCGGCAGAGCTCGCAGGCGCCCCCGCATTTCCTAGCGATGACATCCGAGACGAATACTCCCGCCTCGTCCTCGACATCAAGAAGACAGCCATGCAGGACCTGCTGACCTGGACACTCTCAGAACGCATTTACTGCGACGAGACGTACTTCTCGATCGGCTTTCTCGCTGACACTGTCGCCCGCACCGCACTTGTATGTGCAATTGCCGCAGACGAGAACCTAGATCCGATCCTTGAACCGGGTGCGAAGCAGTCCGTGTCAGAAAGGAGGGCGGCATGACCGACCAAATCAAGCGCATAAGCAAAGAGGCCGCGATCGACATTTGGAAAAGTCAATGCGCAGCCTTCGTGAAGTCGTTCCGAAATAACTGCTACCGCATGGGGGTCCCTGATCTCCTCGACACCCTCGAGGAGCTCCACGGGCGACTAGCCCCAAGAGAAGAGGATCCTCTGGGCTTCTTTCTCAGTGATTCCCTCGGTCAACGCCTTCCGGAGAGCAAGAAGGTAAAGAGCATCCGCGCGCGCAAACGCCGCGAGCTTCTCGCCCTCCCAGTGGATGAGCGCCTTCCGAAGCACCTCGTCAACGTCGTCCTCGTCGTTGATGACGTTTTTGCCGGCGCAAAGCTTGACGAACTGCACAAGGCCAAGGTCCTGAAGCTTCTTGTTAAGCGGAAGCACAAGGGAGCCGTTCGTAAGCGCAGTGCAGATGATCTTCGTCGCTTCATCGCTGGTAAACGCGTTCTTGCCATTGTCATTTGAAGTCATAAGTATCTCCTCCAGTGAGTGGTTGGGTAATTGCTTCACCATCCATCTTCTCACTGCGAGGAGAGCCCAGCAATTCGGGAATCCATCATGAACAACACCGACAACAAACCCGCTCGCAAGCAGGCCATCGTGCTCAACCATAAGCGCGCAACCAGAGGCTGCCTCTCGCGTGCCGTCGAATATGGCCGCCTCACTGTCGGTCAACTGAAGGCGGCGCTAGAGACGGTTGACCCGTCGCTGGTGGTGTGCCTTTGCGATGGCCCCATCGGCGCTGCCAACCCTCTCGAATCTGCGTCCGTGGTGACTCTACGTGAAAACTGGTTTGACCCCGACGTCTACACCCCCATTCTCACCTCCCCTGAAAGGAGCTCCAAATGACAACGCTTCTTCGCATGGTCGCCCACCTTCCGCCGGCATTTTCCCGCTTCGTCTTCGGCGCCCCGGACCAGGACTACCGCGGACCGCTCTGCTCCGAGGAAGAAGACCGTCGCGAGCTTCGATTTGGATTCGTCTTACTCGCGGCCATTCCAGCGACGGCGGCATTGACGCTCCTCATGCTCGGCGCCATCTGAACCTACTGGAGGACTCAATGTCACACCCCATTACCCAAGGTCGTCGCATCCGCAATGTCAACGGTGTCGGCTACAACCTCACCTGGCTCGGAGAACGAGAGGGACGGCTCTGTCGCCTCATCTTCGACCTTCACTCTTTCGACCTCAGGACGTTGGAGGACATCGAGCAGCTGATACCCCTACGAAAGATTCACGTCGCATGCGACATCAGCGGTCGAGAAGCACTTGAAAAGATCATCCGCATCATCTGCGATGAATACCCGCAGTACATCGACCTCATCTGTCCTGAAAGGAGATCCGCATGCGTGACGGAATGATCGTCTACCGGGAGCAAATCCATGAGGTCGGTCGCGTCGGCTATCGCCTGAGTTGGTCAATGGAGGACTTTCCGAACGAGACCCTCAAGACGCACATGATCGTGCGCTACGGCATGACGGCCTTCAACCTCTGGAGCGGTCGAGAGATCAGCACAGTCCTCATGCCCATCAGCTTCTCCGTTCCGGCCAGCACAACTGAAGACGACATTCGAAAGATGGTCTTCCTCAGAATCGCGAAAGACCATCCACAGCTCATCGAGTACATCTGCTGACCTCCGGCCCTCATTGAGGGCATCTTGGCAAGCGCTCTTCCTCCCTTCGCTCGTTCCGGTTCCGTCCGAGCATTGTCAGCCCTCAGGAAGAGCGCTTACCTAGATCAACCAACCATCTGTAGCCAGAACATGCTCAAAGACTTTCTACTCTTCTGCGAGTTCCTCGTTGGATTCGTCGGACTCGTCGTATTCCTCGCAGCGGCAGGTGTCGCCATTGGCAGCTTCCTCGGCGCCCTGGCCGGCTCCGCCGTCTACATCTATGACGTGATCTTGGGGGCAGCGTGATGACACCGCTTTACGCCGAATGGCGTCCCATCAAACCGAAGGCTTCAACGCCCTGCATCCACGCAGATCGCCTGTCTGATCGCGCCTGCTCCATCAATGCCCAGGCAGACGCCCTCATCAGGAAGTTCTCTGAGATCTATAGCATCCGGCAAGAAGGCAAGCCAAGGAGCCTCTCAAAGATGAGCATCGCTGCTCAGGAAAGCGAACGCTTGGCAGAAGGTCTCCAGTACACCGTTCAGCTACTGCTCGATGACATCAGAGAACTACGGAAAAAGATTCACGATGAGGCCTGCAACTCTGCAGCCAAATTGTCCAACCCCAAGAAAAGGAGATAGCTATGGGACGAATGATCGGAAAGCTCTCAGAAGAGAGGACGTGCTACGTCAGCATCGCGCTCTTGGAAATCGTCAGCGAGCTGACCAAATGCCCTCCAACGATCGACGAAAAGGGGCTGCTCATCAAAGCGACCTATCCGCTGACGGGCTTGGAAGTGTACGTAAGACTCCCAGCATACGGTCTTGATGCTGGATCCGTCTCAAGTCTCGAGTGTGCCCATGACGACATCCTCACGAGCATCGAGGACAAACAAGCCATTGAAGAGCCACACATCGAGCGTAAGGTCGAACGACCGGCCAAGGAAAGTCCAATCAAGCGTCGACCTCGAGACTTCAGCGTATGGCCTCGCGTTCTGAAGAAGCTACGCGACATGCAGCCCTTCTCCAACACCTTCATCTTCGACTGCGAGGACATGGCTGCCACGAGCGTAGCAAATGCAATCCATAGAGCGTTCCATGGTGCTTCCAACATCCTTGACCCGCATCTGGCAAGCCCTGTCTTCACCGGCTTTCAATGCAAGTGCATGAAACAGCCAGACAACACCATCCGAGTTTTTCTACTGAAAACAGAGGTAAAAAATGATTGACCCATATCCCTACGAATGGCCGCTCATCATCCCGAAGAACGTCGGCATGTACGCCATGCGCTTCGTGCCCCGCGACAATCCCTCTGACGTCTTCACACTGATCGTGAAGTGGGACGGCGAGAACTGGCTTGACGAAAAGTTCGGCGCCCGCCTCGATCTCAGACGCTACATCACCACCTACAAGCTGATGTCAGCCAGTGACCTGGCCGAGCATGAGAAAGCAAAGGAGATCAAGTGAAACGGACAACCTACGCCAGCAAACTCCGCAGCATCGCCGAACACTACGGCCCCATGAGCCAGCTGAGCAAAACGGCTGAAGAGCTCTCCGAAGCCACGTCTGCCGTCATGCGCTACTCTCAACGCCCGACGAAACTCCACTTCAAGCAGATGGCCGAAGAGTTCGCCGACACGCTGATCATGATCGAGCAACTCGAGCTCCTCTTCCCTGAGCTTGCCGAAGAGATCGGCAAGTGCCAAGTGCTGAAGGTCGACCGGCAGCTCGATCGGATCGAGGAAGAAGAACTGCTGAAGAAATGGAGAGATGAAGAATGACGTTCCGCCTCAAAGATAAGAACCTTCAAGTGCAACTGGATGCACTTAGTGATGGAGACTTCTCGAAGAGACTCCAACACGCGAATCATGACGACGGCATGATCTTCGTCGAGTTCGGTGAAAAGCTAGAAAGCCCAGGATTCGACCTGCATCGGTTCAACCTGGCCTTCTTTGATGACGAAGTCGAAGAGATTCACAGGTACAACCCGAATGCCTGGAACGTTTACCCGGATGTCCAGCCTCCCGTAGGTGTCTGGATGCGCTGTGAGTACAAAGCCTATGACGGCGAACCCTCACGGATTGCGGCCCGTTACGCTGAGTACGGAGACTTTGGCGATTGTGAGTGGCAGGATTGGCGCGGCCATCCAGTCGAGGTCGACCGTTTCCGCCCGTGGGACGATCCGGATGGCGAGGAGGACGAGGAGTGACGCAATGGAAAAACTTCTCGGACGAGAGGCCACCACTCGATGTGCCACTCCGTCTCGAAGTCAAAGAAATGGATCGAAACACCGACACGCCCGAACCCTATTTCGGCAAGCCCCTTTTCAAGGGATATGCAGTTTTTGACGGTCGATACTTTTACCCATTCGGGTTGATGCATCCGCTTCCTATTTTTTGGAACGGCCGATTGGACGCCTTCGGACGCGAGGATGTGACTGCTCGATATGCTCCGTGGGAGGATGAGGAATGAGCCAGACAGTAAAAATTGATGCCGCCGCTCAGGACGCCATTGCCGAGATCGTCGGCACGCCGTGGGAGAAGGACTACTACGACAACACGAACGATGATGAACGCGACTATACAGCGTTGATTACGCGTGAAGGAACGTCAATTCGCGTCCTTGTCTCCGGCGAAGGATACCCCGCCTACATGTGGCACTACGAAGCCGAGCAAATCGCGAATTCGATCCTGCGGGCAGCGAAGGACGCAAAGGCTTTCCAAAAGGCCGAAACGGAGTGGGCAGGGGTACAGATGCAGCGTCTCAACTGCGAAATTACGGGCGCTCAGAATATGTGGGGCTACGGATTCTACGTGAACGGCAGGCATTATGAAGTCAACTTCACGACGAACGAGAAAGCTCGCGCCTGCGTCATCTTGAACCAAGCAGCAAAACCGATCTTCCAGAAGGTTACCGATGACGTGCGCAAGGTTTCACAAGAGGATGCTGCACTCGTGCTCAAGACGTTCCTGCTATCGAAGATCAAGGAGGACGAGGAATGACAGTCGAAATGAAAAAGGAAATTCGAAAGCGAATCGCTTGCATGATGGGCACAACGCAAGAAGCGATTCGCAAAGCCGAAGCGGAGTGCGATGGACGGTTGTACATGGGTCCAATCGACGCAGCGGGAACGCTTGGCGGCTTTTATCTCCTCCACGTCCCTGTCAAGGGAAAGATCGAGCCAACGCTATTTCCAACTGAGTACTTCGTCAAACAGAAGGAGGATAACGCATGACCGCTACAGCAGTTTCTCCAGCACTCGCGATGAGCGAAGAGATGCAGAAGCAGATCATCGAACGCGCCGCAGCACTGATCGCCAGAGCCAGCGCACCGAACGCCCTGCTCTCTTCAACTGACCTCGCATCTTTGACCGGCTTCCCGTACCACGGCTCCACGTTCCAGTCGATGGTCAAGGATCCGAGCTTTCCACGGCCCGTGATGGTCGGATCACGAGAGAAACGATGGAAGTCCGGCGAAGTATTTCGTTGGCTCGAACGCCGCAGATAATCGGCAAGTTTCACTTAGAATAGTAAAACCCCAGCGTGATCTCTCAACGCTGGGATCCTACAAAAATGGATTTTATTATGACAGAAACCTTACCTACGCTCAAGGAAGCGTTCGACAAAACCATTCAACACGTCCCAGACCAAGAAGACGTTGAATTCTGGTATGCACGAGACATCCAGCAATTGCTCGGTTATTCGAGATGGGAAAATTTCATCACCGTCATCAGAAAGTCAATAACCTCCTGCGAAACAACAGGCTTCTTTCCTGAAGACCATTTTCGTGACGTCACGAAAATGGTCCCTTTGGGAAGCGGCTCACAACGAGAAATCTCTGACTTCATGCTAACCCGTTACGCATGCTACCTGATTGCTCAAAATGGAGACCCGAGGAAACAAGAGATTGCCTTTGCTCAAAGTTACTTTGCCGTACAAACAAGAAAGCAAGAATTAATTGAAGACCGCATGAAGCTTCACGCCCGTTTGGAGGCAAGGGATCGGTTACGAGAATCAGAAAAAGCTTTGTCACGCAATATTTACGAACGAGGCGTTGACGATAAAGGGTTCGGAAGGATCCGCTCGAAAGGTGACAGTGCCCTGTTTGGTGGAAACACTACACAAGCCATGAAAACCAAACTGGGCATCGTAAAAACTCGTCCCCTTGCGGACTTTCTTCCGACACTAACTATCGCCGCTAAGAATTTGGCGACCGAGATGACCAATCACAACGTTACGCAACAAGACTTGCACGGAGAACCGTCCATTACAGCAGAACATGTCCAGAACAATAAAAGCGTTAGGGAAATGCTTGGACAGAGAGGAATAAAGCCTGAAAACCTTCCAGCCGAAGAAGACATCCAAAAGCTCGAACGCAGGGTAAAAGCCGACGAAAAGAAGCTAGCAAAGAACTCGGGTTCTCTTAACAAAATCGCCATTAAGTAACGAACACCTTGGTGACGCTATCGAACGCTCAGTTACTGGTCCCGCTCAAACCCGAAACGGCGGGTAAGACACAGTAAAAACTTTTTGATTTCAATTGCAAGGCGATGCGCTTTAGCTGTATCATCAGCTGAAAATTTACAGCGCATCGCCTTTTTTCGCCTGTGGCACAGCATTCATCGAGTCCGATTCCCCGCACCAAGGATTAAGAAAGAAAAGGGAGACGCTTCCGAGTGTCTCCCTTTTCTTCATTCAGCCCGCCGCAGGGCAAATGGGGCGCGGCCGTGCGCACCCCTTCACAAGTCAGTGCTTGTGACCGCAACCGCAGCCGCAGGCGCCTTCCTCGTGATGATGGTGATGATGCTCTTTACCGTCATGATGATGGTGGTGCTCGCCGCAACCGCACTCATCTTCATGGTGGTGATGATGTTCGCCACAGCCGCAACCACACGCTTCCTCGTGGTGATGGTCATGACCGCCGCAACCGCAGCCGCATTCCTCTTCGGCATGATGGTGGTGATGGCCGCCACAGCCGCAGCCGCACTCTTCCTCGTCGTGGTGGTGCCCGCCGCAGCCACAGCCGCATTCCTCTTCGCCGTGATGGTGATGATGACCGCCGCAGCCGCAACCGCCGCCACAGCCGCAGCCGCCTGCATGACGCTCGATGCGGACGGGTTCGAAGGCCTCTTCGACCTCGGTGACCTCGAGACCGATCATGCCGAGCATCTTGGCGATGTTCGGGAGCGGCCGAACGGCGAAGCCCTCGGGAGCTTCGGCCACTTCGACGCCGCGGTTGATGAGGGCGCCGACGGCCTCCTGCATCGTGCGCAGGTCGCCCGTCACGTGAAGAACCTTTTCAACGGCGGGACGCACGACCCAGAACTGGCCTGCGTCGTCAACGAAAACGTCGTTGACGAAGAGCGGGCGCTTTTCCTCAACGGAGACGGCGATCACGCCTTCGGGCGTTTCAAAGGAGTCCTCCCAGGCCATGCGCTGGGCGGACGTGAGAACGAGCTGCTTGGCGCGGGCGAGAATGGGCTGGGCAGGGGCCGCTTCGGGCGGCAGGAGCTTGGTAAAAGTCGTCATTTTGAATTCCTGTGAGGCCGGCGCCTCGCGAAGCGACAGGCTTCGCCCTCAGGCGCCGACAAGTGTCTACCCATTTTAAGCAAAGAGAATCATTCGCGTGTAAGAAAACTTTGCGCCCGGCAAAGG